ATCTGCACTCATGTCAAGGGATTCAAAGGAAGGTTTGATGGGATATGTTACATCAGGACCAGTGCTGGTTGCATATGCTGCGTCAGCACCAACGGTTTGAGTCTTGCCCTGATCGCCAGGATCATTGATGTTAGCGGTCTGTGCAGTACCATCGCTCTGTGCGCCTTTAGCACCAACAGGAGCAGATGCTTTAGCACCAGGATTATCCTCGCCCTCATCGTTTCCGTCTGGACGTGGACCACCGTTGTCGGTGACTGACTGTTGAGCTCCGTAACCATTGACAGCATCAGTGCCTACAGTTGCCTTACCTTCACCAGCTCCAGCTTTGGAGTTGACTTCGGTCTTGGACTGGCTAGACGCTTCATAACCGCCACCACCAGGAATAACTGCTGCAGATACTGTTGGCATAGGATCGCCCGCTTCTACAACTAGACCTGATTCAGTTACAAACTCCTCAAATTTTTCCTTTAACATATCTGACATTTGAGTTTCCCCTTGAATTTCTATAGCTATTTCTATGATTATTTATTAAATTAGAGATTTGACAGGAAGTGTTCAAAGACCTGTAGGGTCCTCTCTTCCAAATCTTTTTTGGATGATTCACTAATGTATCCCTGGTATTTAGACACAGTTTTCTCCTTTAGGAGTCCGTTGTCCCATACCCATTCCTTACCTTCCATAATGCCGTTTACAAATGCATCAGGAGCGGAAGGATCTGCAACAATGTCTGCTGCAGTCGCGAGCATAAAGTCATCCATAACATAGTTGGCGTTTTCACGCCTATCAATGCTACCCATGCCGCGAGAAGAAACACCAAGTTTCACACCCTCACCAAGGAGAGACTTGGCAATGTTGCCCATTGGTGTGTCGAGAATTCGTGCCTTACCTACGAAGTTATTTCCCTCTGCCTTGAGTGACATGATCCTGTGGGATACACGATCAAGGTTTACAGTGGGACCATCGGGGTGACCGAGTTCTCCTAGAGCACGACCTTTGGTTACGTACTCTTCGTTGTAACGACCTACTTCTTTTTCCAGAACAGAAAATGGATAGACTCTTCCGTTACGGTTTTTTACTTCCGACTGGAGGAATACACCCTCAATGTAGAGGTGCTTCTGACCGTCTTTTTCTTCGGTCAAAAGTTTGACCTCCTCAATGTTTTCTGTAATGAGTTTCATTCTTCTGGAGTATCTGTAGGTTCATCAAAGTAGCTAGAAGCTACACTCTGCTTGTACTGATCAATCACGTCCTGTGCTTTGCCGTATAGATAATCGTTAATTTTATCTAACGCTTCGCCACGCTTCTTGTCAGCAATCAAATCAACAATGTCAACGAGTTCAGACTCTAGTGGTGTATCCATAGTGTAATCAAGAGATTATATTTTATTTATCAGCTTTAGGTTTTGCAGGCGCGGGAGCAGGTTTCAACTTCTCCATTTCCTTTGCTTTCTCTAGTTCTCTTTCGCCAGCATCGTCTGCCTGTTGCGCTGCAATTTCTGGAGCGAAGGCAGTGTTCTGCTGGTTCATCATCTCTAGAGAATTGACATCGACTGGATCGATTGCCATGCCACTGTCAATGTCAGATGACATCTGCTTGTCAATCTCCTTGTACTCCTTCTCGGTCTGCATGAGAACCTGACGACGGATGTACTCGGTAGAGAAATACTTTCCAACGAAAGGATCCATCTGGGTAACGAGAGTGACGCGCTGCATCATCATCTCCTGTTGCTTCAATTCATTGAAGTGATTGTCAAACAGGAAGTCATATTGGATATGCTCTTCCATGTCCTCCCAATCTTCAGGAGCGATGACACCCTTGAGGATAAGTTGAGTCTTGAGAATGTCGTGGAACAAACGTGAGAAACGCTTGCGAAGACGACCGATGAACTTACTGAACTTCAGTTCATCACGTAGGATCTCTGTAGACTTGCCTAGGTTGAATGCTTTGTTGTCGTCAGTGAGACGAGAGGGTGGCAAGTTCAGGGAGTTGTATAGTTTCTTTTTGAAATACTCAACGTCCTTGAGTTCACCTAGGTTCTGACCACCAGGTAGTGTGGAGATCTCTGTGCCTCTACCACCTTCGCGGCGAGGTAACCAGAAATCTTCCAGCATACTCATGTGCTTTTTATCATCTCTGATCTCTCCCGTCGAAGCATCGTAAACCAACTTATTACGATAACGTGCCATGACATCACGGAGGTATTGTTCTGCCTTGACTTTAGGAAGATTACCAACATCGATGTAAAAGATTCTGCGTTCGGGTGCTCTGGACAAACGGTAGATGACCAGAGAGTCTTCAATCATACGAAGCTGATTGAGAGACTTGATTGCTTTGTGTAAGAAGGAGAGACTGTACTTCTTGTTCAGATCCATCACACCCGAGTTGACGGTAGCGATGGAGTCGGATGCAATCTTGATTCCGTTATTGGTTGCGAAGTCTGATGCACTGTTGTGTGGCATCGACATCGAACCAGAGAAACCCTTGGGTTGGTAGATGTAATACTCTACGTAATTGCCCCAATCATATTGCAACGCAGTACCTTTGACTGCTTGAGGATCTGATGCAACTCTTGGGTCTTGAATCTTTTGACGAACCTTACGAATCTTGACTGCATCAATGTTTCGTAGTTCTAGGATACCTGCTTTGGGGTTTTCAAGATCGATGACCTTGTGGTAATATACCCTACCATCCACATACCAATTACGAATGATCTGATGAGCGTTCTTGTCGAAGTTCAACATCTTTAAGATGTGGTCGAACTCATCTCTAATCTTTTTCTTTACTCCAGCACCCATCTGAAGATTTGATAGTTCGATCTCAACGGGTGCATCATCTGCATCGCTGACAACAAACTCATTTACAATTTCATCAATGGCAGTGTCTACTTCTGGGTGTAGCGACATGTCTCTATATCGCTTAAGTAGTTCGTACTCGTTTTTCGAGACGCCTTCTACATCTACGTAAGTACCAAAATAGCCACCTGCTACGGTGGCTACGCTGTCATCACTATTAGGGGGAACAGGAGATTGACCCTTGCTCCCCCCGCCATCTTTGATTAAAAAACCAAACAGTTGACTCATGATCTATTGATCTCTAAATTACCTGATGAACTATTTATCAGGTCAGAAAGATCACTTCTTGATCTCGATCTGGGAAGAACCAGTTGTACCACCCTTGAGTGCCTTCCAGTAAGAATACTGGAACTCAACTGTGAACTCTTCGATCTGATCGTTGCTGTCATAAGCAAGGTCGATCTGGGAGATGCTAGTTGGGAAAGCAAAGTACAGTTCGTAAGAACGTAGTTTGTTGGGTGATTCTGGTTGTGCCTCGTCCTTACGGAGTTGGTGTACCTTCATGTTCTGCATGTATCCATCAGTTGCACTAGGCTGGAACAATGGAGCATTGTTTGCCTCGTGAGTGTTGATAGACTCCAACCATTGCTCGAAGAAACCACGAACCTTCATGTCCTTATCGTTGAAGAACGTTGCAGACCAGGTGTCGAATGTACGATCACCAGCGATCTTGACAGTTCTTCCTCTGAAAGGAACTTCGATTACACCCAAGTTGGATGCAGGAAGTGCAGTGGATTTGCAAAGAAGGTTGACCAGTTTCTGATCTTCGCTGTTTGCAGTTGGTTCGTTATCGAGTCCCGCTGGGAACGGGATCTCGACACTGAACATATTAGGCTTGACGCCTTCACCAATTTTACTTAAGAAACTTGAGATGTTTGCCATTTGTGTTTACCTTTCCTTTTTTGGGTTATCAGTTACCGATTACTTCAGCGAACGAAACCCCAGTCTTCGTTGCAGTAAACGTTACGGTGATGTAGTTGATGGAACGGGTTGGTTTCATGAATAGTTCTGCAACAAACTCGTTACGGTCAACAACGTCGGGGGTGTTGTTTGATTCATCACATACCACAAGGAAATCAGTTACGCCGCGACGTGCTTGTACTTCAGCAAGGTAGCTAGTTGCTGCCGTGAGGAAGGAAGAACGTGTTGTCGCGTCGTTTTGTTCAAATAGCACTGCCTTGGCAAGTCCACCAATTCTTCTCTCAACATTGAGGAAGAGGCGACGAACGTTGATACGATCGAAGGAGGAAGGAGATGCGAGTGCAGTCTTGTCGCCAAACAGAGTGACGCCACTGCCAGGGAATACAACAACAGGGTTGATTCTGTTCTGGTAGAGTTCGTCTCTATCTGCTTTGCTAGGATTGTCTGTTCGTTTGATAGCGTTACGTAGCGAACCTCTGTTCAGCCCAGCAGGGGAATACCAGTCATCGAGCAGAGCCGATGTGTTAACGCAGAGACCAGCGATGTCTCCGTTGCAAGGGATGTAGCGATACTTATCGTTGAAGCGGTCGTAGAAATACTTGTAACCGCTATCGAAAACAGCATAGGACGTGGAAGTCATGCCGTTAAAGAAGTTGAGAGTGTTCTCTCTTTGCTGTTGGCTGGTTAGTGAACCATTGGTGCCAACTTGGTTTGTCTTGTGAGGAGAAACGAAAGCAATACAGTCCTTTCTACCAGCAGCAATTGCAATAACTTTGTTTGCTTTTGCTTTGGTGTCGAGTTCTGTAGCGAGTGATCCGCCCATGAGAACAAAGTTCAAGTTAGGAACTAGTTCTGTGTCAGCGAACTCATCGAATGCGTTCTCGATTTCTGCAGGAGTGTAGTTGTAATCATCTGCACCACCAGAAAGATCGACAGCGTTCAATCCTAGAAGTTGCATCTTGCCACTGATGGCAGAACCTGCAAGGTCTAGTGCCTGACCAACACCATCGGTGGAAGGATTCCAACCAGCAGCAGGAGCAGTTCCGTTAAAGAAGAACGAAGACTGTTCAGCAATGATGTCTCTGTAGAAGTTAGCAGCGCCTTCGGAGCTTCTGCCGTCGCTCAACTTGGAGACATAAAGGATTCTCTCAAGGATTGTGTTAGCAGAACCACTGACTGCACCATCGGTATCGATAACTGCGAAGTGAACTTCGTCATACTCAACACCAGATTCTACAGCGAATGCAGATGATCCAGGACGAGGACCGATAGCACCGAGGGGAAGACCAGTGCCAGGGATGATTGTATTGGTGTACCAATCTTTGACTGCAGAGATTGTGATTGCAGTATCGGTTACGGTAGCAACTTCAAAAGTTGCATCTCCGTTGCCACCACCAACGGTGAGGACTTCACCAGCAACGTATCCAGAACCACCAGCAGCAATTGCGATTGCGCCGACAGTACCTTGAACAGTAGCGATAGCGAAGGTTGCATCGGATCCGCCACCAGCAATGGTGATAGTGTCGCCTACGGTGTAACCAGTTCCAGGGTTAGCGATTGCAATCGATGTAACTGCACCAGCAGAAGTGGTGATGTCAACCGTCAAACCAGTACCAGTACCACCAGTAGTTCCTTGAGCGGTAGCATTGATGTATGCAGTACCACCTTGACCACCAGCAACGGTGAGAGGAATACCAGTTGAGACTGTGATGTTGACTGTAGCACCAGTACCTGAACCACCAGAGACAGCAACAGCAGTCGCGCTGTTGTATCCAGTACCACCAACGATCGTTCCGACGCTAGCGACAACTCCAGTATCAGGAGAGTCGATGCTGTCAGAAGGTGTTAGTCTGCTGGTAGGCTCATCTAGGATGAGTGCAGCTTCTAGAGTTGTGGAATTCCAGCTGTAGACAACTGCTTTCTTACCACCAGTGAAGGTGACTGTATCGCCCATAGACAGACCAGCAGGTGCTGCTGTTAGGGTTGCGATTTGGTCAGCACCACGGTCAACAGCGACAACCTTGAGGGAGTTGCCCCAGGATCCTGCTGATCTTGCTACGTAGCGATTACCATTTCCATTTCCTGCTTCCCAGTCATCGTCATTCTTGACTAGGACTGCTTGTCCACCATCCGATGCACTGTTAACGCTTGTAGCAGCACGAACGACTGCGAGGCGACCGCCGTATCCGAGGAATTCAGATGCTACGAAAAAATCTTCTGCGTTAGAGTCGGTGGGTTGACCGAATACTGAAATTAATTCTTTTTGTGACGCGATATTCACGACCTTTCCAATAGGTCCTTTTTGGAAAGTTGATGCGTGTGCAGCAGTAATAGTGCTTGCACCGACAACAACAGCATTACTAATGTCACGCTCTTTTAAAACAATTCCAGGCGAGACTTGACTTGCCATGTTTTTCTCCTTGAGTAAACCAAATTTGATCTATAGGTATTTAGATTTTTGGAACTTTCAAGTGGGGAAACCATGCACGAACCCTTTACCAGTCTGGGTATATGTCTTCCTTTAAATTACGCTTCCTACTCGTCACTCTTTTCTTGGTACACTCCTTACATTCATAGGACCACGCAGACAATGATGTCCTGTCTGGTCTAGATCTATAGAAGTCTGTGGTAAGATCTTTAATTTTTTTGCACGATCTACATTGCCTCTGTTGAAACAGGACAGTATCTAAATCAAACAGATCATCTACATCCATTTATATACTCCACATGTATGAGACATCTTCTTGGGTATCTCCATATTCCCAGACAGTTCCATCGTCTACAAATCCCTCGTCTCCTTCTAGACCAGTGGTGATGAAACCAAATGGTGCCATGTCCTGTTCAATCTGATTCTTCTGTTCACTATAGATACGTGCTCTGACATCATTGTCGGTTAGTTCTTTGAAGTAATCCTGTTGAACCAACCAGGCAAAGATAACCATACACATTACTAGGTCATCATGGAATCCTTCATCAGCTTCAAAGGATTGCTTCTTCTGAATGAACGTAGTAAGTTCTGATATAATTTCGTAGTCATTGAAAGTGAGTTTGTCATCTTCAATAATCTGCTTGAGGTTGGCACAACCAACCTTCTTCACGGTGACACTCATCTTGACACCGAGTTGTGTTTTAGATCCAGAGAATCCATGTCCCACAATCTGCCCTGCACGCCCTCTCATGGCGCACATAAGCACGTTAGGATACTCAAGGTCATAATTTAGAATCGACGCCACAGAGTCTCCCACGTCGTTCACCTCGCACAAGACCCAGGCATTATTATATGCCCGAGCAACGTCATTGATAACGTTGGGGAACAGCATCGGTTTGATTTCGTTGTTCCGATACTTTCCTACTATCTTATATGGAACTGTAGTAATGTCGAAGATGATAAAAGCAGAATAGTCTCCGCCAATACCCCTACTAACATCCACCGTAATAATATATTCTGCTTTGTCTGTTGGTTTTTCATAAACGTCAAGTCCCTTACTCCTAGTAATGGGATCTATAAATGCCAATGCTCGTAGTTTAGCGGCAGAGATTAATGTGTCAACAGATCCCAGGAATTCACATTCAAACTCCTGGGTGAACTGTCTCTCTGACGTGTTCTTAATAGTTTCTGCTTTCCAGTTCTCATCCCTACCAGGCACCTGTGACCAGTGTACCTCGTGCCAGGTATATCCATTTCTACCATTCTGTGCATCAGTCCACAACTTATAGAAGTGGTTCATACCCTGTGGGGTAGAGATGATAATTACTTTTGTGCTTTTACCAGAAGTAATAGTAGGATAAACAGAGGCAAAGAAGGACTCTGCAATATGGTTTGGAACGAACGCAAACTCATCGAGGAAGATGATGTTAAACGACATACCTCGGACAGCAGACGCAGATGTAGAAGCTGCCAATATCTTACTGCCATTCTCTAACTCCATGGATCCTTTGTTCCATGATATCACGCCTTGCTGAATCCACTTGGGCAAGTTCTCGTATGCTGTTTGCAGACGACCGAGTAGATCCCTTGCTGTACTTGCTTTGTTAGCGAGGATACCAATGTTAACGCTGTCATTAAACAACGCATAATGCAACAAATACGAAACCACCGTCGTAGACTTTCCAGTCTGTCGAGGCAGCTTCGCAATGTTAAATCTACTTGTGTGGAACTTCCTGATTAGTTCTTCTTGGAAGTCCCACATTTTGAATGGCACCAGACCCTCGTCAAGTGAGACGATCTGTACATAGTTCTTTGTGAAGTATACAGGATCTTTCTGACACTTAACGTACTCTTCAATTTGTTCCTTGGTAAAGTCTTGCTTGACGTTCGCTTTCTTTAGAAGCGGGTTACCAAGATAAATCTGATCGGATGCCATAAGAAAACTAGTTCACCACTAGTATTTAGAGATCACCGAACTTGTCTCGCATATCTTCCATAGTTTTTTTCTTCTCGGAGATCATGCCATCGATGTAACCTGCCCTGTATTCCCAGGTCTGACCACCATCCATACCCTTCATTGGATTGATGCATTGTTCGTTCCCTAGTTTGTTGCAAACAAGACCAGCAAGGTCAAGCTCACTAGAGTCAGATGTATTCCCAGTGCCACGCCAGACATGTGTACCATTAATCCAGGTGGCACCGCACTTTTCGCATTCTTTCCTCTCTAGTTTGAGAGTAGACAATTCCTTGTCAGGATCGGTCATCTTTACGTAACTCCTTTATTAGTTTGTTATAATCTGGTAGGTCTTTGATAAGTTGTTGTTCCAACTTACGGCGCATAAGATACATCCTAAACCTAACCCAAGCATAGCGCAATTGCAGGTCGAAGTATACAAACAATCGCGTCGTCTCTTCGACGCCAGCATAGGCAACGAGTAGAATGACGAGGGTGATTACTACGTAGACACCAAGCATATGTAACACTCTGCTACAGGTATTATAGTCCTATGTAGTAAAAAAATGTGTAACAAACACTAACTTTTTCTTAACTAATTTTAAACGGGATCAAAAATTTGTCCAAGATTCATGTTACCACTAATGATTACCTTCAATTTAGAAGTTCTAATAATCGGAGAAGTGTGCAAAGTATGTGAGGGAAAGATAACAATGTCTCCTTCTCGGGCAGGTGCTTGGAAGGCACAGTTCATATCATAGTCCCAGAAGAGAGTCCTATCATCAGGATTTTCTAGGTGTACATAATACACAAACGATATGTTAGATCCACCGTGGACATGCCACCCATGAGATTGCGTTTTTGTATAAACTTGATGCCACGCATGAATGATGTGTAGATCGTTAGCATAGTAACGATCAGACACTGCGTCTGTAAATTCTTTGATGTTCTCCAAGAATTTATTAATATATTTTTTCTCGGAGTTGTTCTCCCAGTAATCAGAAACCATGTTATCTGGATCTCTGTTCTCTGCAGGAGACTCCTCATCCATCAGTTCAATCAGTTCTCTCTTGATAGAGTCATGATGTTTAAATTTATGTTTCCAAATTTCCATTATAAATTTTCAAAATTATATTCTGATATCATAGCAAACATTCTTTTCCTCATAATATCAAGAAGGATTTGTTCTTCGTATGGTCTGGCAGGTGCCCCTGGCCACATCTTGATAGAGTATTCAAAATGGTCATACATCGCCCTGACTTCCTCTATGTTCATAGTCATGGTGCATAGCCATTCCTCTTCCTCGGGCATGAGACTCTTGTGTATCTATACCCAGTATATAGTAGATGATATATCCAACACCTATCAAAAGTATGATGATGCTGATAATCACACTCCATACAGGATCGTTAGGATTTTCTAGTGGTCGTAGGAGGAGGTTCATTCCATTCTGATTTCAAGTTGTTGTATCTAGGGTTGTTTATTGCTTCTAGATGCAGCATTTCTGATAGTTCGTCAACACATTGACACCACTTCTTTCTGGCGTCTCGTGCTCCTAATGCTTTTTTCGCCACAAGCGATTCCACTCCCTCCAAAGTTGGGCACAT